GGTCCTGTAGAACCAGTTACTCCTTTCTGTCCTAAAGTTCCTTTCTGACCCTTGTCTCCTTGGTCACCTTTGTCACCTTTAGCGCCTGTATCTCCAGTAACTCCTTTATCTCCTGTAACACCTTTCTGACCCTTGTCTCCTTGGTCACCTTTGTCACCTTTATCTCCAGTAGGTCCTTGTGGTCCAGTTGGTCCAGTCGGTCCTGTAGAACCTGTAGCTCCTTTCTGTCCTAAGACACCTTTCTGACCCTTGTCTCCTTGGTCACCCTTGTCACCTTTGTCACCTTTGTCTCCTTGAGGTCCAGTTGGTCCTGTAGAACCTGTAGCTCCTTTAGAACCTTGAGGTCCAGTTGGTCCTGTAGGTCCAGTAGCACCTTGTGCTCCTTGTGCACCTTGTGGTCCTTGTGGTCCTGTAGGTCCAGTACCACCTGTAGAACCAGTAGCTCCCTTTGAACCGGAAGCTGAGAATTGTAATACAATCGCTTCAGAATTACTTGGTATTGTACCAGAAATTGGTGATACTGTAAGTTTTTTATAACCAGTAGCGTTAGTTTTCGCTGTAACTGTAAAATTACAGAATGTTGAATCTGTTGAATCTGCTGAATTAATTGTTAATGTACCTTCATCGGTATCATCCATGGAATCTATCCAATCTGAGAAATCAGTACCATTACTGTCTGTTAAATCTATAAATATTTGTGTGATGGAACCAAATGTTCCATGATTAAATCTTACTACTCCTTGACCGGGGTCTGAATCAGTAGTAGTAGTACTAAAGGTATAATTAACACCACCTACACTACCTTGGTCTCCTTTATCTCCCTTAGCACCTTGTGGTCCTGTATCACCAATAGGTCCTTGAGGTCCTGTAGAACCTGTAGCTCCTTTCTGTCCTAAGACACCTTTCTGTCCTTTGTCACCAGCGTCTCCTTTATCACCTTTATCACCTTGAGGTCCTTGTGCACCAGTAGGTCCTTGAGAACCAGTAGCTCCTTTAGTTCCTGTAGTACCTTTAGAACCTTGTGGTCCTGTAGCTCCTTGAGGTCCTTGTGGTCCAGTAGGTCCTGTATCTCCTTGAGCACCTTGTGGTCCTTGAGGTCCTGTAGAACCAGTTACTCCTTTCTGTCCTAAAGTTCCTTTCTGACCCTTGTCTCCTTGGTCACCTTTATCACCAGTAACACCCTTGTCTCCAGTAGTACCTTTCTGACCTTTATCTCCTTGTGGTCCAGTAGGTCCTGTTGCTCCTTGAGCACCTTGTGGTCCTTGAGCACCTAAAGTACCTTTTTGACCTTTGTCACCAGCGTCTCCTTTGTCACCCTTGTCACCTTTGTCACCTTGTGGTCCTTGAGGTCCAGTATCTCCAGTAACTCCTTTATCTCCTGTTACACCTTTTTGACCTTTATCTCCTTGAGGTCCTTGAGGTCCTGTAGGTCCTGTAGAACCTAACTGTCCTTTTTGACCTTTGTCACCAGCGTCTCCTTTGTCACCTTTGTCACCTTTGTCTCCAGTAGGTCCTTGAGCTCCTGTATCACCAGTAGCACCTTTATCACCAGTTACACCTTTTTGACCTTTAGCTCCTTGTGGTCCTGTAGGTCCAGTAGAACCTGTAATACCTTTATCTCCAGTTACACCTTTCTGACCTTTAGAACCTTGAGGTCCAGTTGGTCCTGTATCTCCAGTATCACCTTTGTCACCCTTGTCTCCTTGAGGTCCTTGAGGTCCTGTAGAACCAGTTACTCCTTTATCTCCTGTAACACCTTTCTGACCCTTGTCTCCTTGGTCACCTTTGTCACCCTTGTCACCTTTGTCTCCTTGAGGTCCTTGTGGTCCTGTTGCTCCTTGAGCACCTTTATCTCCCACAGTACCTTTCTGACCTTTATCTCCTTGTGGTCCTGTAGGTCCTGTTGCTCCTTGAACACCTTTATCTCCAGTTACACCTTTCTGACCTTTATCTCCTTGTGGTCCTGTAGGTCCTGTTGCTCCTTGAGCACCTTGTGGTCCTGTATCTCCAGTGTCACCTTTATCACCTTTGTCTCCAGTAGCTCCTTTAGTTCCTAGAGTTCCTTTCTGACCCTTGTCCCCTTGGTCGCCTTTGTCACCCTTATCTCCTTGAGGTCCTGTAGCTCCTTGAGGTCCTTGTGGTCCAGTAGGTCCTGTTGGTCCTGTAGAACCTGTAGCTCCTTTAGTTCCTAGAGTTCCTTTCTGTCCTTTGTCACCAGCGTCTCCTTTGTCACCTTTATCACCTTGAGGTCCTTGTGCACCAGTAGCTCCTGTCGGTCCTTGCGGTCCAACAGCTCCTTGAGGTCCTGTATCACCTTTCATTGATAAGGACATAAAAACATCATCTTCATCTGAGAAGGTAGAGGTTGCTGCGCCAGTCGCCCCACCCTCATGAGAAACGGCTATAGTTCTATAATCTCCTGAATCAGAACCATCGCCTGTCATTTCGTATACAACCCAATCGGTTATATCTTCTCTTTTTTCTAATTTAATTCTATTACCTGTTTCTAACATATCGGCTAGAATTCCGTCTAAAGTATTACCACTCTCATCATCCTCATATATAGATATAGATGTAACACTCTCTAACGTAGCGTGATTTAATACCAGTTCACCATTAGTTGATGGTGCAGTAGTAGTATCTGTTAAATCAACATGCATAAGGAATGTGGCAGCTGGTAAGGATACTTCACCCTTTTGTCCTTTAGAACCTTGAGAACCTTGTTGGCCTTTTTGACCTTTACTACCTGTGGTTCCTTTTTGACCTTTATCACCTTGGTCACCTTTATCGCCTTTGTCTCCTTTGTCACCCTGAGCTCCTTTTTGGCCTTTACTACCTGTAGTTCCTTTATCTCCTTGGTCACCTTTAGAACCTTGTGGTCCAGTAGCGCCTGTATCTCCAGTGTCACCTTTGTCACCTTGAGCTCCTTTTTGACCTTTACTACCTGTAGTTCCTTTTTGACCTTTACTACCTGTGGTTCCTTTTTGACCTTTATCACCTTGAGGTCCTGTGGCTCCTTGAGGTCCTGTAGAACCTGTGTCTCCAGTGTCACCTTTGTCGCCTTTGTCTCCTTTGTCGCCTGTAGTTCCTTTTTGACCTTTACTACCTGTGGTTCCTTTTTGACCTTTAGAACCTGTAGCACCAGTAGCGCCTTGGTCACCAGTTGTTCCTTTCTGACCTTTATCTCCTTGTGGTCCAGTTGGTCCGGTTGGTCCTGTATCTCCAGTATCACCTTTGTCACCTTTAGCTCCTTGAGGTCCTTGAGCACCAGTAGCACCTGTTGAACCTTTAGTTCCTGTAGTACCTTTCTGACCTTTAGAACCTGTAGCACCAGTAGCACCTTTATCTCCAGTAGTTCCCTTTTGACCTTTATCACCTTGGTCGCCTTTGTCACCTTTAGCTCCTTGAGGTCCTGTGACACCAATTTCTCCTTTTTGTCCTTTTGAACCTTGTGGTCCAGTAGCTCCTGTGTCTCCAGTATCACCTTTGTCGCCTTTATCTCCTGTAGCTCCTTTCTGACCTTTAGAACCTGTAGCACCAGTAGCACCTTTATCTCCAGTAGTACCTTTTTGGCCTTTTTGTCCTTTATCTCCAGTGTCTCCTTTGTCACCGGTGTCTCCTTTATCTCCTTGAGGTCCTTGAGGTCCAGTTGGTCCTGTAGAACCAGTAGTTCCTTTTTGACCTTTATCTCCTGTAGTACCTTTTGTACCTTGAGCACCAGTAGCACCCTTATCTCCAGTAGTACCTTTTTGTCCTTTAGAACCTTGAGCACCAGTATCTCCTTGGTCACCCTTGTCACCTTTGTCGCCTGTAGTTCCTTTCTGACCTTTGTCACCTTGAGGTCCTTGAGCACCTGTAGCACCTGTTGAACCTTTAGTTCCTGTGGCACCTTTCTGACCTTTATCTCCTTGGTCACCTTTAGCGCCTTGGTCACCAGTTGTTCCTTTCTGTCCTTTAGAACCTTGAGGTCCAGTTGGTCCAGTCGGTCCTGTATCTCCAGTGTCACCTTTATCACCTTTAATACCGGTAGTTCCTTGAGGTCCAGCATCTCCTTGTGCTCCTGTAGGTCCTTGTGGTCCTGTAGGTCCAGTAGTACCTTTCTGACCTTTAGCTCCTGTATTACCTTTAGAGCCTTGTGGTCCTTGTGTTCCTTTAGCTCCTTGAGCACCTTGTTGGCCCTTTTGTCCTTTATCTCCTTGTGAGCCAGTAGGTCCTGTAGGTCCAGTAACACCTTTCTGACCTTTAGCTCCTATTTCTATAATCGATGGACTACCATCATTCTTCTTAGTAAATAGTTTACCATCATACGTATTTATTGCTAATTCTCCTAGTTCTAAATCACTAGTGCCGGGAACGTCTGCCCCTTTTGAACTACGCTTGTGGTAAATTCTATTTGCCATTATCTATGACCCGTAAGTCCCTCCATCTATAACACACTCATCAACAGTAACTGTGCTATTTGAAACATTTAACTCAAAAGCAGTTAAATCTATATCATCATATGCGCCGTCGTCATCAGAATCCCTTTGGAATTTTACAACAGCATCGTTCTGGTCTCCACCTATTCCTATTAATACTCTACTCTTTGGCATCTATTTCAACCTCCAATTTTGCATCCACTCTTCGTCCAATTGCTATCCATTCACATTTCCATGGACCATCTATAGCGTCTGCGTTTGATTTTATTTTAAACATTGTTTTATTTTTCTCTTCAAGCCAAACATTATAATTTCCATGAGCTGTAAGTAAAACTGTATAATCACCTACCATAGCATTCCAATATTCTGGTAAAGGTATTTCTTCTACTTGTATAATAGATTTTATAGTACCTCTTTGATACATTCCGTATTCTGGTCCTTCTAAACAACCATGTATTAATCTCATACCTTTCTTTGTGGGATGCTCTATATTAAAAGACTTGGTATCTCCAGCTATGTCTCCATGACAATAAATTGCTGGATTAGAATCTCCTGATTCTCCACCATACACTGATAACATTGTTACATTACCTGTAGAGCCTGAACCTAAAGTTAAAGCACCTGTCATAGTATCTCCAGCAAGTTGTACAAACTTATCTTGTAAACTTATCTGTTGACCACTTAATGATAGTGCACTAGCAGTATTAGTTCCTAGCGTGACAGCATCATGAGAATTATGTGCTATATCATAGGTTGTTGTACCATTATGTACTTGCCATTTATCATCTGTCTCATTCCATATTAATTGTGAATCTGTGGCATCACCTCTTTCAACTCGCAGTCCTGCGGAAGTAGCGTCACCTCCAGTTATATTTGAATTTAAGGTAATTTCGTTATCTTCTACTGATAATGTAGCGGTATTTAATGTCGTAGCATCTCCCGATACTATTAGGTCTCCTGAAATTGTAACATTAGAATCGGAATCACCGATTGTCACATTTCCACCAGTTGTATTTAATTTTAGTTCCGCAACTGCCTCACCGGAACGTGCTTGAATCTTATTTGCTCCTATGCCTAGATTAGCACCACTATCTGGTCCTGCTTGTATTATACCCGTACCGTCGGCAGCGGTAACAGTAGAACCTGCTAATGATATTTCTAACGGAACACCTGCCACTCCTGTACCTATCATAAACTTAGTTGGTAATAAGGCTCCATTTGTGCTATGTAAAGTTAAAGTTCCATCTGTTGGCCCTATTGTGCTCCCATTAGTAGCCATAATAAAGTTACCGGTAGCTGAAATTGAGCCTGTTACATCTAGTTTAGCCCAATCATCAGCACCTGTAAAGTTAGTTTTACCTACACCATAATTACCTGTCTTATAGGTTCTAACATTGGTATCTGTTGTGTCTTCTTCTTTTGACCACATATCTGAAGATGGTGCTAGAGAATTTAAATAATCGTAAACTGCGTTCTTACTTGGGGCTACTTCATTATTATTGTTACTGCCCTCTATATAATTCCAAGAACTGCTATAAGCTGTATCATCGACTTTTGCATCGACTTTTGCTTTAATATATTGTTTGGAGATTAGCCTGTCGTCTAGAACCATGGGCATACCCGGCTTGGGTTTGTTTCCTGCTAGTTTCTCGTTTTCAAGGCCGTAGGGTTTTCTTTTTACCATTTCTATCTCCGCATGTTTGGGTGCCTTTTACTATTGGTGGCACCCATACCAAAATTTTAAACCAGTATAACCTGAACAGTTAACTTTAATCGCCGATAACGATAACACCTGATTCTGGTCTGATAACCTTCAATCCATATCTCATGGACATGTAGGAACCAGTTATTCCGAATCCGGGGTTAGCTTCTTCAACGGTTAGTCCACGTCTTTCGACGTAAGCTACAGGCTTTACCTTCATATCGAACACACCGAAGCGTGTTGATGGAATCCAGTGGTTCATGTAAACATTCAAACCGTACAATTGACCGACTAGGCCGGACTTTGATACGTCGTTAACATAATCCAAACCGCCCTTTGGTGAACCGCCAGCTGATTCAGCTGCGATTGCGAAAGGAGCAGTAAAGTCTGCTAAGTTAAGTAGAGTTTTATAATGTGAAGGGGAAATCATAATTGTATCTGCTGCTCCACCTTTTGCATTAATTAACTCCATTGCAGCTGTTATATCCTGTAAAGAGATATCACCAGTTGTGGATACAGTACCAGAAGCGTCAGTAGCGTTAAAGTAGTGAGAACCTGTATTCTCTCCCATTGCTGCTAATTGTGTTTCTGTGTATTCACCATACTCGTATAGTCTCTTGTCAGAAGCTGTGGTCAAGGTTGCAGGGGATTTACCGTAAAAACTACCGTGAGTGTTTGTAGCGAATGCTGACAAATTATCTTCTGTAGTAGTTCCTATGATGTGTCCACTGTTGTATCCTGTACCATACTCTGCCTTATACAATCCGAAAACTGTATAAATAAAGTGCTGCGTTACGTGACGCTCGACGGCTCTTCGGGCTTCATTCAAAGCCAATTCCATTTCTGAAAATCTTGAGTCTTCAAGCATACGTCGGGTGACACCTACTGCAATTCCCCACTCTTTGACTGATACGCGTTCGTTTCTCAAGTCGTTGTGTTGGTATGCAGGAGTATCTCCTTCTTCTATCTGTTCTAGCGCCATGCTAGGTCTTGCGAACGTAATATCTACGTCGCCGCCAGTCTCAGTCGTAAATCGCTCTGCGAACATACTGATTACGGGCATATCCGTGACTCTGTAGTCTTGGATTGCGTCCTTGTAATCAGTTAGTACTCGGTTTGCGGTTCCACTGAGATTGGATGTCATTAATCCTTCTTTTGCTGTAACCATTATTTCACCTTAGTACCCTCTAGAGCAATACTGCCTTGACATAGCCTGTGTGGGTGTCGCCTTTATCTTCTAGCGCAACTGCCAGTCTTTGGTCTGTTGCTGCTATTCCTGTGTTCTTTGCAAGTCCTGATGCGTCGTGGCTGAGATTATTACCTGCGCCAATTGTTCCAGTTGCTTTCAAGAAGACGATAAGTCCGCTTCCTGTTATAACTGATGCTGGGTCTCCGTTTGTTGCGTCAACAAACAAAACACCAATAGCATTTGATTGGTCTGGTAAATCTGCGTTAGCTGCGACTACATTTGCACTGTCAAAAATCACAAAAGTTCCTGCATCGATATCTGCGCCTGCGTTAGCAACCTTCATGATACGTGCAGGTGCGCCACCGTCATTTACTAATATATTTGGGGCCATATTTCTTCACCTATTTTTCTTCTCCCGTAAAAACAATGCGTCCATTTTCCATCGCAAACATGCGTGGTGTTTCTGCTTCTGCTTCTACTGGCTGTTCCTCATCACTGTGAGCTTTACCTTTTCCAAAAGTACGTTCTGCTTCCTCTGGTACTGGCATAGACTCCATAGCGATTGAGAATCCTTCTAGCTTAACCTCATCCCAAGACGTGAGCTCCGAAACACGTGCTTCCTTGGCGTCGTCATCGACTTTGCCCAAGAGAGCTTCCTTCTCTATGATTGTGTTGACGAAGTTAGACTTTCTTGCTTCTGCTTCTGCTTCTGCTAGTTTTGTCTTCTCTTCCTCAAAGCTTGTAATCATAGCGAGGGCTTCTTCGTGCTTGGCGTTCAGCTCATCGTAGGAGGTCTTCATTTCTGCGAGTTGGTCTCTCATAGCTGCGAATTCACGCTCTACGATTGACTCTTCTCCAGAAACATCCTTATTTTCTACTGTTTCTTCAGCCATAGTTATTTCCTCGCTGTGTGTCCCGTGTGTTTCACAGGCACATGCATCTTCTCCATGGCTACCACAGCCACAAGAAGATTCTGATTCCTCACCGAATTCACGGTGGTCATCACATTTCTTTCCTTCTTCAATTGTACATGCGTCACAAACGGGCGTGCGGGTTTCATTATCTATGAAACTCACCTCGATAGGACGTATGTCGGTTGCAAACGGCTCTCCCATGACATCGATGTCTTTGGAGAACCAATCGATACTCACATGCGTCATATCACCGTTTTCTATCTTTTCTAGCACTTCATTAGCTTTTGCTGCATCCTTATGAATGCGTGCAAGCATTTTAATACCTTTTTTACCATCTTCCATGTCAACCAACTCTGGGTTGATAGCCTTTCCGAGTAAATCGTCGTCGGTTCTCTGGTGATTGTAATAAACAGGCAGCTCTTCAAAAGCTTTCATATTCTGTTCGAGTATGGAGGGTTCTATAAAAACCTTTTGGTCGCCATCCTCGTCGTGGGGGCCCGACGTGATAGCAACAACTGGATATTCTATAAAATCATCTCCAACTATTGCGTCTCCTAAACCTAGCGCAAAAGTGCGCTGGGTCCCTTTTCGGTCCCCGGCAAAAGAACGAATATTTCTATCTTTAAATACTCCTTCATCTACCCTCATGCGGCATATATTGGCCGCAGTCTCTTCGTAGTTTTTGTCTCCACGCTTTTTTAGCGTAGGAGCTACTTCTATCAAACAACGCTCGTACACGTATTCATCGCTCATTCTTCTCTATCCCCCGTAGTATTAGCGGCTGGTTCGTTACCAGCGCGTTTCTCAGTCCTTGCGGACTCTTCTTTCTTATCTTGGTCTTTACCACCGGAAACATTTACATTTTCTTCCGTTTCTATCTCTTCCACTATTCCATCTGGATTTAGACCTCTCTCCAATCTTACTTCTTGAGGTGAAAGAACTCCCTCAGAAAGATAAATCATGTCTGTCTTAGCTTTCAAGAAAGCGTCATCAACATTCATTTGTCGGAATCTAAATTTAGCTTCTCCAGATTCTATCTGCGGCATAAGCTGCTGGTTGATAGATGCTTCTATCATATTCTGGAGGTGTCTAACATAAGGTTCGAATATAGGACGTGCTTGTTCTGGTTTGTCCCACATAGTCATTGGTACTTTAAGAGCCATATGTATCTTCTTTAATAAATCATCTGTGTACTTACCATATTCAAATGCTCTTTGAGTTCCTTGAAGTTCTCTAACTTCTATATCATTACCGTGAATTATATCTTCTCCCGGTTCTAATCCGTTGAAGGCTGATACAATTTCATTAATTTTGTCAGGACCATAAGGCATATCGGGAAGTCCAGCGCTAATATCAAACCTACTACTAGCGTATTTGTTGAGAGCAGTGCCAATATCCCGTTCTGCATAATCCTTAAGGTCAACCAAGTACAAAATTGGATGGATGTCACTAAGACCGTAAGCATAATCATCAAATGGATTGTTTTTGAACTCAATAATTTCATTTTCTTCAAACCTCACAGATTCCTCATCCCCACCTAAGTCTTGGTAATAATATTTTATCTGTCCATTCTCATCTCTTTGAACATACATGTTCTGAGAAGAGCGTAAAACTAGGTTATCTCCTGTATATTCTAAATAAGAAGTACCAAATATTCTACCATTTCTTATCCAACTATATAATACAGTTTCTATGTTTATATCGTCAAATAACTGGGTGATAGCCATTCTTTCGTCGTCATTATCGGTCACTATGTCGTATCCATCCTTAGATGCATAAAGACATGGCAAATCTATAAGGGTTCTCACAATAGGGTCAGACAAATAAACGTTCATGTAGGTACGATAATCGCCTACCTGCGGTTCCTTGCTTCCACTACTCCTCCCAAAGGAGCTTGAATTGTCTTGCAACTGAATCCTTCGAATAACTCCAGAGCCGTAGCTTCTAGGGTCATCCTTTGAGAAGGGTGGGTCTTGCCCAACAGTTGCGAAACTCCGCCTTTTAAAAGGCCAATAATCACTCAGAGCCATGGCTATCTTATAACTCTAGTTGCCCCTAGTATATAAAGCTTTCGCTAGATTCCACCGGGTGAATGCTTTCTAAGGGGTCTTCTTGACCTACTTTTAGTAAATAAAGGCGTTGAAGAGTAGGATTTAAAGGTTTCGGTTGTTGTACGTGTAGGAGTATTTAAACTAACTGATGAAAATGATGATTCTGGTGGTAACATACCTAATGCTGCATGTAATGCAATCACTGTGCTATCACAATAATCGTCGTGTTTTCCTTCAGGTGCTGCAATTTTCTCTGTTTTTTGTGCAGCGTCCATAACATATTCCAAATCTATATGTTCTCTAAGCCATTTGTTGACTAACTTTGCTTCGTTCGGAGGTAATCCTTTAGGGTCAGGAACTTTAACCATTCCTTTTTGTATATAGGACACCATATCTCTATATACTTGTGTTTTAGTTCCTTTTGGTCCTCCTGTAAATATAAACGGTGTAAAATGTATTTGTGGTTTGTGTTGTATGCACGCCAGTCTCATCTCTTGTTCAATCGCTCCGCCAATACCTGTAGCGTCGATAATAAGCCTACTAGCACCAAAATCCCTACAATTAGCGAGTATACGACTTCGCTGATAAGGAATATCGTGTCCTCCAGATTTAGGTCCAATCTCTTCCAAGGAAATAAGTCTAGCAATGTTTCCCTCGTTTCCTTTTTCAGTAGCCCAAATACTAATAACAGTTGAATTAACGGACTTACCAATATCCACGCCCACAACACAGTTATTAACTTTTGTTCCGCGCTCGACAAAGGAATAGGCTTCTCTACAGGCTTTAACAGCTTCGGGATTGAAGATTTGCGAAACCGACTCGATGAACTCGCACTCATATTCTGTCCTCCAATAAATTGAATCTTCTCCCCATTCAGTCATTTTAGTTAACATATCACTTTCTGTATATGGGGCAGAATAAGCTCTGCCTGCTTGAACAGCGTCTCTCCATGTAAAATGCATTCTATCAAAACTATCTCCATATCCATCATCGTAGAGATAGCGATACATATGGTTCTCTTTACTCTTAGGCGTACCTAAATTAATGAAAGGTGCCTTATTAGATACAATACATGGCTCTACATTATCTATAAAAAGCTTATCATCTATAAGTGGACTCTCATCTACTACTAAGAAAGTAGGATGTTGTCCTCTAATAGCTTGACCTTGATTTGAAGCTGCGATAGGAGCTCTACGAAGCACCGTCCCACCCTTCATTGTGATATTAGGCTTATTGTGATGCCTAAAATGGTCTATTAAGCCCATTAAAAAATCATTATCCGCAAAATGTCTATAACAGTAATTAAAGATAAGTGAAGCTTGGTCCTCAGATGGAGCCAAAACAAATATTAAATCTCTAAATCTTTTAAAGAACATATATATAACTACAGCTACAGAAAGAGCGTAGGATTTGCCTGAACCACGTGGAGCCAATATAGCTACCTTACGATGTTTTGCGGGGTCACCGGACGGGTGTGTCAAACATTTTAATACTATTTGTTCTTGTAATGGTCGTAGCTTTAGAGGTCTTCGATGTTGGTCAATTAGATAAGATTCACAAAATGCTCTAATCAATAATAACATTTTCTTATCGTCTTTTCTACATGCTTCAAAAACTTGTTCTAATGCTCTAGAATCGTGTGCTAACTTCCCACTAATAGCTGCGTTCAGTTTCTTCTGTTCGTTCTTCACCGGGGTCGTCATCTAGGTCTCCTAGGAATGCCATAAAATTCTCTGTATTCTTTTCAGTCACTGTAGGCACTTCAATATTTAATGCTTTAAATTCAGTATGTATATCACGCACTATCGAGTTTCTTTGTCGCAAGAGCTCTGTTCGTAAGTCAACATCCCGAATATGTAAAGAAATTTCTTCCCAAAGCACGTCTTCAAGCGCAAGATTGCGCGCCAGAAGGCGGACAAGCTCTTTATGCCTAGCATATTCAGCTTCTCCTACCCTCTCGCGAAGTCGCGTTTCGTATCCCTCGACGTCCATTACTTTTGTTCGGCAAGGGCTGCTTTAACTTTAGATTTTACTAAGCCAGCAAGTTCATCGTCTTTTTCATCCCATGCTGTAATTAATACATTACGGACTAAAGAGTCTTTAACATGCTTTTGTGCTTGTTCATCTAAAGCATCAAATGCTTTCATCTGGGCTTTTGTTAGATTCTTATCTAATATTCCCATTAATTCAGCTTCGTTATTCTTCAAATACTTGAAAACTAACATTTTAACTGCTGGCACTGTGTAAGCAATGTATGCTCCCATAGCCAATACAATAGCAGCTAAAGCCATCAATAATGGTTCATCCATAAGCTGGTCTAACAAACCGCTTTCTTCTACAGTGTCCAAGATAGCAGTAAGATTTCCATCATCACTGGTCTCATTGGCAGCTGTTTCGTTAGTTGTTTCGTTTGTCATAGGTTTTCACCTGTTTACTAATAGGGGAGGCCCCTATTTAAAGCTTTCGTTGTGTGGCCCCTAAGACACATATTGTAAGTATCCTGTGGTTTAGTGGTCCGTAAGGAGCCACATATTATAATAGGAGGCGCATGTATATAAAGCTTATGCTTATGCGTCAACTATAAGTATATAAGCCCATTGATTTCCAACTTGGAATACTTCTAACAAGCGTATTGTTTTGCCAGTATCTATAGCGTCTAATTTAGTTTCTATAGCTGCTGCGCAAAGTGCTAAACTTGCGTACATTCCTGTGTGGTCATCTACGTCGTAATTTGCCATTTATATTTCTCCTATTTTTTCTTTGGTAATGTTATACCTGTTTCTATCATGTGTGCCTGCGCTTGTGCTTTACTTTCTATATCTTGTGCTTGCTTCTGAGCTTGATTATTATAATCAATTACAGACTGTGCTTTAATCTTATAGAATGCTGTTTTCTCTGCTTGTTCTTGTTTCCAAACGTCAAGGGCGTCTTTTATAATTAGAAGGGCTGGCCCACCTAATATAGCTATTAAAGTTGTATATGCTTCAATATTCTCAAGAACGGCTGCATTATTAAGTCCCGTATGTATAACGAACCCTGCAAACCCAACCCAGAGTAGCACTAAAGGTACGGCTATCAAAAACATGAAGATGTCATTAAATGTGACAGCTTCTTTTGCTACATCTTTTTCGTTGCTCATATATTCAGTCCTCCTTTTCGGTTTTATTTCGATTTTGTTTCTTTTGGGTAATCTTATCCGTGGTAATCGTAATGTAGGTATTTTTATTAATCGACGTAAAAAAGAATACATTACCATAAATGCTAACATCACTGCGAAAGATGCCATGATGATTGCTAGTATTAGTAATATGTTGTTCAGTAACTCCGTATCTACCATTTATCATTCTTCCTCCATGAATCCGTTTTGTTTCACTTCTTCCATTTTTAAATCATTAATCATTTGTTTCAAATCATCCATATCGGATATAATTTTTTCTAACATATTTGTAAGTGAAAGCATTTGCTTTGCTTTCATTCCTCCTCCTTACAGCATGAGCAATCGCATTTTTCACAACACTCACAATCTATACAACACATTATACTTCAATCCTCCATCCTATTTCTTCTAT